ATCTAGTGTTGAATAATCATGATACAAACGATCTTGCAATGTCTTATGACCATAACCTGTATTATCAATACGCGCGTCTTTTACTTCATTGATACCGTCGCCGTTATGGCCTAGAATCATATTGCTAAAACGGCCATTTAAATACGTTAAATAATCTTCAACACTGTCATTCAAGTATTTAATTTGTTTCGCTGAGTGTGCGTATATTTCTTCTTTTTGATGGTATATAAACATTTTCTCAAGTTTGCTCATACCTTCATCTAACAAGCGATAGTTATACTCATGTTGAGCAACTATTTTCCGACCTGTCATTGAATGTAAACTTGTAATTAATCCGTAAGCCATTGGTTGCCTCCTTTAGTCGTAAAAACTGTAATAATCCTTGATTAACTCGTACATAATAACCTCGTGACCTTTTTCGTTAGGGTGTAAGCCGTCCTCCATGCTCGCTTTCCTAAAAGCTGGATTGTATGGCTTAAAGTAATCTGTGTGATATGCGTCAAACACTGGTACATCTAACTCACTACAAGCTAATATTTGAGCGTTTACATAGTCCTCAAGTGTTAACCCTAGTTTGTTTTTGTCCGTGTCTTTACGGCGTATTGTTGTACCACTCATAGGGCATTGTCTTGTAGCTGTCATCACTAGTATTTTTGAATCTGGATTATTCTTTCTAATAACTTCAATTGCAGAACAAAAGGCACCGTAAAACGTTTTTGTATCCGTTTTATCAGTGCCTATCGGTACGCCTGCCCAATAACCGTGTAACCAGTCATCATCAGTGCCTTGTAATATGATTAGGTCTCCTCTTATTTGCTCTGCTTGTCTATAAATGCTGTTTTCTACCGCTTCTTTACCTATTGGAACTGTTGCCATTGTTGCGCCACCTCTTGCAAGATTAGTCGTTTTAGCTTTCAATTTCTTGCCTAACATTTCTGTGAAATTAGTTTTTGCGTGCGACCCTCTAGCTACAGAGTCGCCAATCGTTCCAATTGATTTGATGTTTCTTATACTTGATTGACTAGTAAAGTCGTACATGATCGTACCATTAGCAGTTGTAACTGTTTTAGTATTCATCTTATCGACTTTAGCGTTTATTTTTTCATTCTGCTTAACCAATTCATTATTTATAGATAAACTTGCGTTAACTTTTGCGTTTAATGCTTTTAGTTCTTTAGATGGGTCGGATTTTGTAGATTTTACGCTTTTAACATAATTTGCAGCATCATGAACTGCTTTGTTATAACGATTACGCCTTGTAAAGTCTCCTAATACTACATCTTGCTTAGTGATATTATTGTACGCATCTCTATGTGTAGTGATTTCGACTATTCTCACTAAGTCGTTATATCCTATGGCAGAATCCACCACTCTAACAACATCACCTATTTTAGGGTTAGCTTCTGGGAAATGTTCACGTAACGCTACAAAGTCTAAGGAAATAGAAGCAGTGACACTTTTCTTTATCAATAACTCCATTGCTTTTTTTAAACTATCTTCTTTTTTAATACGTCCATCAACAAGCGGTGGCGCTTCTCTTTTACCTATCAATTGTGCTAATGGATGAGTGAATTCAATTTGTAGTCCCGCTTCTGCAAAAGTCTGTTGTCCATCAAAATCACCATAACCTTTAATAAAGGTATAACATTTAGATGCATCTTCTTGTATTTTGACGTTATCAGCATTCACACCAGCTTTAATGTAATAATTGGCAAACTTAGATAATTCATCATACAAATGAAACGTTTTAGTCTTTGCATCGTATTCATATTCGAGATGATAACGCTCAAGTCCTTTTTTTAAGATTTCTAATCGTGTATCTCCTTTGCCTAATCCCTCGAATTTAGATGCATCTACTTTTGGATGTAATACATACTTATAACCCGTTCCTTTAAAGACAGTATTGAAGAACTCAACGCCTGTAAAACTTTCGTTATACTCTTGGTAAATCCTAGAATTGTTAAGGTCATCAAGTTCTTTTTGTCTAGCTTTGATATCAAGCCTTATTTTTTCGCCAATAGTAGACTTATCAAGTATGACAATTACATATTCGTTGAAATCATCTTCACCTTCAACATGAGTGATCGTCCACATTTTAGTTATAGCACCTATTGCGTCAAACGTACTCGCGTTCTCGATAATAGTTAGATCCAAAGAACTATCTTCATTTAGCTTTTTACTTACTTTTGTACTAACATTAATAGCGTGCCCTACACCCTGTAGACTTTTTAATAAAATTGGCATAGGCTACTCCTTATCTAAAATATAATTTGTGTCTAAATGTAATTTGTTTCATTACTTTATTAGACTTGAATCGATTCCAGCCTGGATATAAAACCGGTTGTTCTAAAGTTTTATTAAAAGAATCTATATTTAAATAACCTCTATAGGTATGTTTACCGTCGAAGATTATTTTATCTCCGGCTTTTAAATCAACTTCCTTAATAACTGAGATATTTCCTTTATCTGTATAGAAAGTGAATCCATCCTTATCATTAGCTTTAACATCTTCGGCTAACTCTATTTCAACAACATTAAACTGATTAAACTGTGTTAAAGGAACATCACCGTTATAATAAACTTCTCCTGAGTTAGTGTTGTAAAATGTCATTTGACGCCTCTTATCACCTTCGTTTGTAGGCAATCTATCAGGTACCGACCATTTTTCAGGGTCGTTATCACTTTCAAGATCAGTACTATAACCGACACTTTCAAAGTATGGTAGTTCGGTTGTTTCAAACGACAAAGAAAATTCCCCTGATGTTTGAGTTGTGTTAAAAGAAACTTCACTTACTAGTCCTACAAAAAGTTGTCGTCCATCAACATAATCAAGCTCAAATGCTTGTTTGTCTTTTGGTATATCTAATATATGCTCATACTTAATTGAATTGTCTGGTGTAGCTAATTCTCTTAAATAAAAACGTCCAGCAAATAGCGCTTGGACGTCTGACTTTAAATGTGAAGCATAAGCAATTTTAGGTACTTTATACCTTAGCTTAAGCTCTACTTTTTTAAGTTCTTCTTTAGCATAATTATGAAATCTACCATCAATACCTTCTATATCAGAATAGTTGCGATGATATCCTGCGCCTGTAACATTATATTCAACTACTTCTAAATGATCATAAGTAAAAGGATTGTCACTGACGCGATACTGCGTTCCATTTCTTATTACTTCTATATCATGCGCTATCAACTAACAAACCTCCCTTATAATAAGTTGAAACTTCCGTCTATAGCGTCTATATCATCAATGCGTGATTTAATTAAATCAAGGTCACCCTCATTTCTAATCGTTACATTCACAATAGGCCTATTATTTTCTTTTAAGCTATGTTGAACATCGCCTGACATGTGTCTATCAAAAGTGGTGCTTATCGGGTCTCCTATACTATCTGTTAATGTAGATGATAGTTCTTTGTTAAAGGCGCTACCGAAATCTGTAGCAATAACTTTAGCTTGTGATACTGCTAAACCTTTGCCTAAACCACTACCTCCACCATGACCGCTCACGAATGAAGTTACAGAATCCCAAGCTGATGAAATCGCATCACCTACTGCACTAACAACTCTGTGTGCAGCGTTAGCTACACCTTCAGCTACTTTGCCGATTAATTCCGCGCCAGCGTTCAAGAAATCGCCGAAAAAATCTTTGATTCTATTAAGTGCATTTCTCATGCCGTCGCCTACATTTGAGACAACTCTTTTAAATCCATCAGCTACTTTGCTTGCAAAGCTTGTGACAGTGTTCCAAATATTAGAAACCCATTCAGAACCTTTAGAAATAATATAGCTTAAAGCCAATCCCATCAAACTAGATATACTCGATGCAACTCTACCGAACCAATCAGTAACACTATTCCAAATATTACTAACAAAATTAGTGATTGTACTCCATATCTGCGACCAACTTGTGCCAAACATTGATAATGTTCTATCCATGACACCAGTTAAAAAGCCGATAATCGAATTCCAAACTGATTGCATGTATTGCCAAATGGTATCAAGTACATTGGAAATCGTAGTTTTAATTGTCTCCAAAGCACCCGAGAAGTCGCCAGTAAGAAACTGTATTAAAGCAGTAAGCAAGCCTACTATGATTTGGACTGCTACTGATATCACTGTTCCTATGGCTTGGAACGCAATTGTAATTAACGTCCATAAACCTTGTATGATATTCATAACGTTTGTGATGATACCTATGACTAAAACACCTAATACTTGCATGAATATTTGCCCTAGCATTTGTAATATAGGCATGATTGGTTGCAACGTTGTTTGAATTTTGCCCCACAATTGAGTTAACCAATCAACGACGCCCTGAATCGCACCAGAAACGGCTGTTTTGATACCGTTCCAAGCTTCGGTTATTGTTTTTCTGAAATTCTCGTTTGTTTTCCATAAATAAACAAGAATACCAATGAATGCGCCAATTACGGCAATTACTGCTAATACTGGCACAGAAATACTTGTGAAAACACCAGCTAATAAACCGAACACTTTACTTACCAAATCAGTTATCCTAGTTAATTCCAGTATTCTTGTGACAATATTTAATAAAGTTACGCCAAACACATTACTTAATACACTGCTAACAGCTGCAATCGGAGCCATTAAAGCCCAAAATACGCCACCTAAAATACCGATAACACCGATAATTTGAGCGACTGCTGGGTGTGCTTCGAATAGTTTGGCGATAAATCCAGCTAAATTAGTAATGAAATCTAGTAATTTACTAGCTATAGGAGCCATTGCAGTACCAAATGCCACTAACGCTTTTACGATATTACCGATTAACTGCATAATAGTGGGACCATTCTCTTGAACGTAACTGATAAAGTCTTTAAATCCTTGTGATTGTCCTACTTGTTCTGACCATGCTCTAAATTGAGAAGTTAATTTAACTAACCAGTCAAAAATGTTAGAACTGTTTTGAGCAAAAGCAATCATTAAATTACCAATACCAGCGAACACATTGCCAAATATCTGACCAATCTTAGGTAAGTTAGTGGTAGTGTAGTCAATAAACGCTTTAATAGCATTCTGACCAGCCACACTATTAGCCCAATTTTGGAAAGCTATAGACATGTTCTGTAGTCCTTGAGACACAAATTTGAACAACGGCATTAATTGAGTGAAAATGTTAATTAATCCGTCGCCAAATCTTCCTGCAGCGTTCAATAAATCTCCGAAGATTGCGCCACCTATGCTATTCAATGCTTCAAATGCTTTCTTAGTTGTTTCAGAATGTTTAACCCAATCCTCAAACTTGCGTGCGTTTGCTTCAACCAGCATAGATACTTCGGATAAGAATGGTTTTAATTGAGACATCGCACTTGTAACACCTCTGATACCTGCTGACATCGCATTAAAGATACTTGCTTGATTCTCTTTAACAATATCACGCCATGTAGTTTTTAACTGATCGCTCGCATCTCTAAAGTTTTGAACTTCTTTTGTTACTGCCAATGTTCCATCTTCAACCATTTTAAGAGCGCTAATAGCCATTGCACCAAAGCCAACAACTCCAAGACCTGCGACAGAGAATGCGCCAACTAAACCTAAAACGCCACCACCTAATACACCAACCGCATTAAGTACTGCCATTATTGCAGGTACTAACCCGGCAATCACTGGTATCAATGCTTGTATACTAGCAATCATTAAGCCTTTAACTTGTTGTGCAAAAATTGTACCAAATGTACGAATTTTAGTAGCTAGCGCGTCCATTTTCTCACTATAATCAGTTAAGGACTGATTCAGTGCCTTAGTTAAAATTTGGGTTTTTGTCATACCTCTCGTATCGAAATTAACTTTTATTGTTTTGTTGTGTAACGTGGCCAACATCGTTTTTGCACTAGCAATTGCACGTTTTAACGGTGAATTATTACCATCTATTTTAACGTTATGTTCACGCCATTTTTGCGCCATAGCTTTAGCGCGTTGTAAAGCTCTTTGGAATCTTGAAATATCTGCTTTTACATCTGTTTCAATTTCGTTTGGTACAGACGTCTTTGCTAATCGTTGAGCTTTCCTTACGTTGCTTTGGAAATCTCTAATATTGGCCATAATCTTTGCCATAAAATGAGTATCCAAAGGCTAACCTCCTTTCGATTCAAGGAATTTTCTTGTACCTTCTTTGAAGAGTTCACGTCTTCTTTTTTCTTCTTCTAATCTAGCTTTTTGTACACGAGCATAGCTACCAGGTTCTCTTATTTCGTAACGTTGTTTCTCAATGTCACGAATCATACTAGTTAGCCTCTTAGAAGCTTGTACTAAGCCGTTAGCTTGCGCTTGTTCAATTAATAATTGTCTTTGATCTAGGTACCTATCCTGACCACCAATAAGCCAATCACGCCATTCAGCAGGTGTTAGTGCTAACAATTCATGTTCAGGGATATATCCTAAATATCTAGCTGTCAGTTGCCTTATTTTTGAGTAATCGTGTAAGGTTCTGCGCCCATGATTTCCTTGTAATTCTCTTTCATCATTTCTATGCCTGCTTTCGTCATTTCTTTGTCCTCGCTTTTGGCCATATTCGGTGCTTTGTTCAATGTCATCCAGTACGAGCGACTCTCCCTCTTGAAAAAACCACTATTGTTAAGTTTGTCCAAAGCCCCTTGTAATAACGGCAAAGTATCCTCGTTTTCAGTGATGAAATCATCAATCGCTTTTTCTAATTGTTCTCGAGTTGGTGGGTTTTTTAAATAAGCAGTAGCACATTCCCAAAATTGTAAAATCGCTTTGTTTCTAGATTCTAGCAAACCGTTAAAGATAACATTGAATCCTGGCATTGCTCCTTTTCTCCCATCTTCGCTATCTTCTGAGAATTTTTCAGCTTTTCGGTCAAATGCAAATGTTACTTTTGCTTCTACTTCGTAATCTTTTTCTCCGTCATTAATTTTTAATGTTGTAATTGGATTAAATTCAGTCAAAATATATACCTCTTTTCAATTTTTTTATAAAAAAATAGGGAGCTTACGCCCCCTTGATCTATTAGTTTACATAGAATGGTCTTCCGTGCGTGAATCAGATACAACACTAGCTTTCTTTTGATTCTCGAATGTTCCGACTTTTTCGCCGAATTTTTCGTATTCAACTGTAGGCGCACCTGCAGCTTCAAACCACTCTTTCGGCAAGTTATCTTCAGCACCTTCTGCTGTATTCCATTTAACTTTTAATGATAGTTCGATTTTGTCACTTTCATCATCAAACGACATTTCAAATGATTCTGGAACAACATAACCAAACATTCCGTGATGTTTACCGTCTGCACGTTTATTACGCTCATAAAGCCATATACGCAACTGTCCACCTGTTTGTACAGCGTGTTTCACTGCTTCAATTCCTTTATCTCCAGGCACATTACCAATTGTTAATTTAAATGATTCTGACATTGCATTGGGAGAATAGTCCGTTTTACCGCCTCGTACTATTTCAGCTAAATCATTTTCAATCGTATGTCCACCTTCTTGTAAGTCAGCTAATAATAAAGATTCTACTGGATCTAAATCAGTTTCAGCTGGACGTACAACTGCTAAATAGTTTTTTTGCGCCATTTAATACACTCCTTCGTTTTTCTTTTTATGTCTGTACTTAAATAAAAGCCGTATCGTGCCATGCTTAGTAAACCTGTCTATATCAGGGAATACTGCTTGACTATCGATACGGCTATATTGGAATTCGTAATTTTCTATTTCTATAGGTCTGTTAAGCACATAACCTATCGCGCTTAAAATGAGCTTAGCCTCGTATTGTGTAGCGAACTGCGAATACACATGTATGACAATACCGACTGTTTCTCTCATTGTTGCGCTAGATTCGTTGTTAGTGACGTTCGATTCACCCACAACAATATATGGGTAAACAGCGTCATCTTGAACAACGTCAAAGACCCTATCATAAACTAGTTTGTTAATGTTAGGGTCTGAGATTAATCTTTTATATATTTGATTTGTAAGTTCAGGTTCAACTGATACCCACATATTTTACCACCTCTATGAAAAATACTGCTCGAATGTCTTGCGTCCTGCGTCAATTGCAGGATTCCAAAACGGCTGTGGCTCTTGACCATATGTTGTGTACCATTCGCCGTCATCACCTTCAAAACTCCACGGAATCTTTGTAGCACGACTACCACCAGGACCAGTAGCATATATACCAGTACCGTATTCAACGTATATTGCATAATCTGCGCCGACACTTATAACACTGGATAACCCACCGTCGAAATATTTAAAGTCAATACTTTCTTTTAAAAAACCTAAGTCAACAGGAGCTAATGCTACAGCAGTGTTGTAAATCTTCGTCGTTGTTTTAGCAATACCTTTTTTAACCCACTCTTCTATTTTCTTATCGAACTTATCTAATTCAACAACCATACTATCAGCGCCATACTTAACCTTTGCCATATGGCACCTGTTTAAGTCGTAGCAACTTAATTTCATGTTGTCCGCCCTGATCTACAGAATCGCCTATAACATCAAAGATTCTACCCTCATACTCAAATAAGTTATTTTTAGATATTGGTAAGTCATGAGGTACGTATAGGTTCCTATCATACTCTTGGGACATTTGATGAAATTTTAGTTGTTCAGATGTAGTAGGCGTATCCATAAATCCTTTAATTGTTTTATCGCTTACAAAGCGCTCTTGTATAATTGGATACTCTCCTACTTTTTTAATACTTCCAATAGAAATGGTATGAGGGAATTCATCATATGGATTAAACACGAACAACACCTCTATCTTATTGGTTTAAACGGATGAAACTTTGCTCGTTTATACCTGTTTAATACTCCGCTAATGTAATCAGGGACACCATCGTTATAAGTGTACGACACTGTCCCCATACTTCTTGACTTTAAATTCTTTTTAACTTCAGGACGTTGATAATACTCTAGAACGTCTGCGACATACTTTTTGATTGAGTAAGGATAAATAACTTGACCATCTTTCATAAAATCATTGTTTGTTATATCCCTAACATCTTCTAGTATTCCGTCAACTTCCATCTTAAACATTTCTTCTTCATCACTTTTAACTTCCACTCCATTTTTCTTGAGTAAAAGTTTAACATCTTCATAAAGAGTCATTTTTATCACTCACTCTTATCCGACGTAGTACGGCGTGATTTAACCTCTTTGTAACCAACAAGACTGTAATAAGAGTCAAACGCCTTCTTTGTAACAGTAATGGTCATATTGTCTTTTTTTACCTTAATCTCTTCTGCAGGATTAGCCATCATATCTCCTCCTATTCAGTTGGTTTAAGCGTTGCGAACGCTTCTGGTTTAACGTTCATGTATGCAATATGCATCGTCGCACGTAAAGCGAACATATCACGTTCAAATAATGATACTGGTTGGCCAGAAGCATCTGATGCTTGTAACGTCGTTAACGTGGCATCTTCAGAAATTGCATACTCAATACCTTGTAAGATACCGTAACGTGCGTAATCCCAATCACCCATTAGTGCTAATGATTTCTTTTTGTCGTATACATCCGCTCCAGTATAAGATAGTGGTAATCCCATAATCTCGTTCCCGTTAGCATCAAATAATGGTCTGTCATTAGCATCTAAAGCATTACGCATTTTACTTCTGAATGAACGTGTAGTTAATACTCCGTTTGGATCTAACTCTTCATCTTCAATAGTAGCCATTAATGCCGAAAGGTCTACGTATAAATTATTAGTATCTGTAACAACGTTACCTTTCTCTTCTGCGCCTTCAACAAGCGGTTTACCACTAGTTGAAGTGTTGTAAGGTGATTTAGTACCAAAGATAACAGCTTGGTCAAACGCTTTGTAAAATGCCTCTGCAATTAGAGGTTTAACCTCATTAAAGAAATCTTTTGCAGTCCATTTAAGAAACTCTTTTGATAACGGAATAATTACACCAATTTTCTTAGCTTCCATTTCTGCTTGAGCATATTCAGGCTTAGAAGTTTGAATACGTTCCGTTTCTGATACCCAGTAGGCGCCTACACCTTTTGCTAAGTAAGTAAATTTTTTCTTTTGTGCTGTCATTGGCTCATTTTTAGCTAATTTCATAATTGCTGAATTAGCCATAATGTCTTTCATGATTAAAGTACCTTGTTCTGCTGGAATAACGCCGTTTTTAAAATCCGATAAAATAACATTGCCTGGCGTGTATGTTGGAGTTGCCATATTTTATTACCTCACTTTATTTTCTAATATTGATTTCTTTCGCCATTTCTTCAATGGACTTTACATTTGAAGGGTCTAAATCTTGATTTCGTGATTCTTTAACATCTCTTCCACTCGATTTAAATTTAGACTCAACACCTTTTTGAACATACTTGTCAAAGGTTTCTTTTAAAGCTTTTAAGTTTTGCTCAGTATCTTCATCAGAATCGCCTAAAAATCTATCAACTAAGGATGTTGGTAAATTTAGTTCCTGCGCTTTACCTAGCGCGTTACTTCTTAACTTCTCACGTTTTGCCTCTGCGTCGCGTTTTTCTAACTCTTGTTCAAGAGCACTAATACGTTTTTGTTCTTCTGATTGCTCAGGATTACGCTTCCGTACTTCTTGTTCGATTAGATCCTCAAGATTTTTCTCTTTCCATGATTCTAATCCTTTCGAATGATAACGATCTAATTCAGGTTGAATGAATCGTTTACCTTCTTCTGTATCTAAAAAGCCTTTAACGTCATCAACAGACACCGTCTTAAGTCCGTTTAGATAATCTTTTACTTCTTTATCGTCTTTGTGTTCTTCAAAAAAAGACTTAACTTCTTCGATATTCATATATCAGAACTCCTTTTTGCCCTTCGCGTACCCTAACAGTCCGAAAAGTGCATAATAAAAAGCAGTTTAACGACATGCTAAGGTCGATAGGTGTATTATTTCTTTTTCCTCTTGTGCTTTTCCCACTCACGATAATTCATGAATGGTATAACTTCGTTTTCACCATCATCATTACGCACTCTCATCACAGTTGGTAATTCATCTTCATCAATGTAATAGAGTAATTTACAACGACAATTAATATTCTCTTTCGCACTGTTTACACCGATAAATAGCTTGGGTGCCTGTCCAACACATCCACTTGATTGAAAGTTTTGGTCTATTTCCACTGATTCCCCATCTAAATGACGATGAGTATCACGTGTTCGTGTATCTTTAGTAGCATTCCAACGTTTCTTCATCTTCAAACCGTTATCTTTAGCAACCATTGCGCTATCAAGTCCAGCTTGTGACATTGCTCTGCCTGCTTCTGTACGAGCCACACGCAATGATTGAGCTTTAGACATGCCGACATCATCACGTATTGCTTTAGCTATCTTAGAGTAACCCTCTCCACTCATAATACCTTGTGTAATGTGCATACGTATCTTTTTCAATACTTCATCACGATGTTTTTGTAGTGTTGGCATTAAACGAATGAACTCAATAGGTTGTTCAATAGCTGATTTGATTACCTCTTTACTCGGAACATCAAACTGCATAGATGTTTGACTCGCCATTTCATATAAATAAAGGCTCATAAGGAATTTTTCTATATAAGCATCTTCTTGTGACTTCTGAATCATCTTAGCTACTTGCCTATAGTCATCAGTCAACATTGTACCTATACGAGTTAACTCCTTATTGAGCCTGTTGTATTTATTGAATTCAGTCCATGTAACATACACATCATCATTTTGATATTTCTCAAACATATCTGCGATGATTTGTTTTATCTCTTTAAGTCGATTAGCAAATAGTTGTTCTATTGGTTTTTCTGCTTTAGAGATTAAACCCTCGATATACTCATCAATATCATTCTGATTGGTTATTTTGGGATTTGTCATTTGCGTCACCTTCATCTATGTCAGGTAATTTGTCATTAAATTCAAGACTTTCTTTTTCCATTTCGTCTAATTCGTAATCAACATCATCAACTAGTTGTGATTGTCCTAACCTTGTTCGTTCTGAAACTTGTCCCTTCAGGTTAATTAGCACTTGTGATTCTTCTAACTTATTAACTGGAATGTTACGAGTGAACTTAAATATCAGGTTTAAATAACTATCATCATCCAAGTTGTACCCTTTACGCTTTAATGCAGATAAAATAACTTTGAATTGATACCTCAACATAGCTGTCATCTTACGCTCAAACGTCATACACTTGTTCTCTAAAGCCATAAGTTTAAGTTTCATTCCAATGATAGGTACATTTCCGTTAAACTCGTCAGAATTAAAGTTTACTGACTTTGCAAAACGCATGATATTCTTTTCGATTCGATCTAAATGGTTCTCAATCATTGTGTCATTTACATCTTTTGTTAAGTATTTAACGTCCATATCTTTGTCGAACAACTCAAATGCGCCACTCTTTTGTGTTTCTTGAATCATTTCTTCACTCATACCCATACCGCGTAACACAAGGTATGCTAAACGTGTCTGACTAATCTCACTTGATGCATCGCTCATTGTTAAATCATATGCGTCAATTAAGTGAATAACCTTTTCAGCATCTCCTATCATCTCTTTGTTGTTAGGTACACCAAACAATGGATTGTAATCAAATAAATGTTCATATCGTCCAACTTCTTGCAAAGCGTCAATACCTTCTCCTCGAAATACATAATAATAAGCATTATCGTAAAACTCTGCGTACACATAATCAGTGCCATTATCATCATCTTTTTCATAAAAGTAGCGCAATGAGTATGTAGGTTCTAAAATATTGTCGCCAACAAAAATAACATTATAGGGATCTATATTCTTAATCCTAATATCACCATTCGTATCAATATATGCTAACCTAGCACCATATCCGCAAATTGCTGCCATTTTACCTATTTCAGAATCCTCATCATCAACACTATTTCTAATGGCAAAGTTGGTTATAAACTTTTTCAACTTTTCGTTTTTTTCTGCGTTTTCATCTAAATCATAAATAACAGGAACACCATGTAAATAACCAACACGTGTATCAACAATTTCGCTGTCAAAAGAGTTGTTAAGTTTGTTATTAACAGACACGTCTAATCGCCTTACATTTCCACCAGTTTCAAAATCTTCTTTTTCTTCAATTGGTCGACGTTTGAATATTGGTACATAGTCAATATGTGTCTTGTATCTATTATAGAGATTAACCATTCTCTCTCTATCGTCTTTATGTGACTCTATTAGAGCCTCAATATGCTTAGGCAATATTCCTTGTGCTTCAATATCATCTATTAACTTATACAATGTCATTTCCCCCTCCTTAATCGTTCAGGTTTAGTATGTGTGTATATGGCATATCTTAACGAGTCCAACACGTCATCAAATTCTTTTATAGGCTCTCCGTTTGTAGGGTGCCAAACATATTTAAATACCTCTTGCTTAAACCTATCCATATTATCATAAAGAACAAGTAACTTGTTTTGTTTGAACAACTTAGCAACTTCCTCTACACCCGATAGTTTACTTTTATCAGCGTTAATTGCACGTAATCTATGTCTTCTAAATTCAGTGATGTATTCAGGTCGTGCAGTATCGCAGTAAAAATTAATATTGCCATATCTACTTACAATATCTTTTGCAATAACCACCCAATCATCAATAAACTTAAATTGGTGTGCGTGCTCCTCAATAAAATAAAAGTTACCATCTATACCTCGTCCTATTAACACAATAGATCCATAGTGCTCGTAACCCCAGTCGACACCAGCAAAGTATTCTTTGATAGGTATGTCGTCCAGTTCATCTGCTTTAATCGTATTCTCATTCAAATCAAAGTCGGCATATACTACACCGTCACCAGACACCCACATACCGTTGATATTACGTTCATAGAACATACCTGATGGTGTTGAAGCCTTAATAGACTCTTTATATCTATCATTAAGAAAGTTATTGTCATCGAGCTTAAATTGGTGACTCAGTATACCTGCTTTAGGATCTGTATTTTCAATATAATCTTTCAACAACCAATGCTCGGGATGGTCAGGGTTGGTATCTACCAATATTCTTGCACCAGTTCCACTACAACGTGACTTAATCTCGTCAAACACTTCTTCATGCGCTAACGACGCTTCATTGATATATGCACCAAACGATGTCATACCACGTATTGCTCCTATACCACTTACTTTACTGTGACCTGTCTGAACCACTTGAACGCCAAATAACATGAATGAATTGTATTTATCAAAATTAAACTCAATGCCGTATTTGTTAGTTAACTCTATTAGTACGTTTTTTTGGATTGTACCTAATGTTGCACCAGCAAGTATATATTGAGGTGTCTCAATTCCTTCTTCGTCTGCTATCTTTCGCACGCGCATTAATTCACGTAAAAATAAGTCATTATTTAATATTGTTTTACCTGTACGCTTAGCTCCGTGATTAATTAACATAAACCAATCTTGTTTTTGCGTTTGCTTCAATATTTCAATTTGTTTGTCCGTATATAAAGATTTAAGTTTATTCATTGACGATCACTTCCGTTATTGCGTCGTGAAGTTGTTTGATTTTATCTTCTGTGCCACTGTCACCTTTATCTATTTGTTCAATCTTCTTCTCAAGCATCTTAATCTCAGTTTCTATTTTCTTGTTAGCTAAAACTTCGTTACCTAACGTCATTCTATTCATACCATCTAAACTAGCGAGGAATGCATCAGCTGTCGCTTTCTTCACTCCCTCTATTTCAATGTCATTCTTAGCTACATTCTTTAGCCACTCATATTCTTCAAAGGCCTTTTGGCGTGTCCATTTTGATTGTTCAGCTACTTCTTGACGCAATTTTTCGTACCTTCCGGAAACCTTCCGATTTTTAAAAAGTGTACTCGCTTCTTTATCTAGATATTCCCCACTCTTACCTTTAGTCGAATACCCTGCGTCAATATATGCTTTCCGTTGGCTCTTGCCCTCTATGAGTCCTAGCACAAACTTTTCTTGCTTCGGTGTTAATTTAATCAATTGTTTTCACTGTATCACACGCCTTTACGTTAATTACTCTAGTTATTTTAAATATAAAAAAATGCCCCTACATCTTGTGCAGGAGCTACGTTCAATAAATGTGAAAGGAGGAAAATAGTTATGACTCAAAATGCAAGAATTAAACTACCCACCATATAGGCAGGTAGTAAGTGATTAATAGCGTAACATATCATCTTTTATATGTTTGTCACTTCTTAATCACATCGATGAGAACATCTGTTGTGGCTATTACCCCACGTCTTAAGATAATTCTTACAAATCAATTATATAAAATTAATTCACAGTTTAAAAATAGTGTCATTTTCGTCATTTCTGTCATTTTTGTCATTTTCGTCACTGTAGTAGATAAATCTTTTCTGCTAACTCATCACGGCGCGCTAAGAAGTTGTTTCTATTTAATTTAGAGTTAGGCATCTTCTTGATAATCGCATCCCTGTTATAACCTTTCTTCAATAACTCTAAGAAACAAAAGTCAACGTGTCCCAATCTCTGTTGCGATTGATTTATAAACTCAACCTCTTTTAACATCTGAGCATACCTTTTATTTGCTCTCTCAAGCCTCACAACAACATCTTCAACTTTACTTGAGTTTTCCCCTTGTGGTTTCGGCAACGTTGCTTGTATGCCATACTGTGCAATTGAATTGCTATCATATTCCGGTATTACATCAGCTAATACATTACACTTCATTTTATGTGTGCCTATCATATTAACAATTGACTCTTTGCTATACATCTACTCTGACACCTCCGCCCTCATCAAATCAGACTGATCGCTCAACTTTGCGAAGTCACTCGACGCCTCTACATCATCATTAGCCGTCATCATAATATATACTTGCTCAGTTACATACTTACCTAACTCGTACATTGCTAGTAGGAATAATAATCTTAGTATTTGCTTAATCATTTCCCACACTCCCTTATATTTTCAAACAACTGACCCACTTTAATAACTGCACCTCTTTTAACTTGCGCCTCGTACCTCTCTTTCGCTTCTTCTTTACTCTCTGCCTCAACAACTGTAAACCTTTGATTGCTCTTAGCTTTAGTTATGTGTGTATGCTTGCGTCCTGTTGAATCTTTGAATGTTGTGACTAGGTATTGTGTCACTTCCCCAAAACCTCCTTGACTCGATCTAATATGTCTTTACACGTATCCTTTTCCTGCGTCTGCTGTTCCATCTTGTCTTTCATGATTCCTTTTCATTTTCTTTTTGTATGCGTCAATGAGTTGGTCGATAGAATAGTAAGTATTGGCGTACAAAAACGGCATTATTAAAACTTGTACAATGCTATTATCAATACCTTTTACAAATTGTTCTGTTAGTGTATGCATTACATGAACAAAATAAACTGAATGTAGTTTAGGTAAAGTAACTTCATTTTCAATCAAATCAACCATAACCTCAGTAGTTTCTTCCAAATCTTCTTCATCAACAATAGTCAAAGTTAATTGCAAACTGAAAGCTAAGTAATCAGCAATCTCATCTAATTGTGTATCTAGTGGCTTACCTGGTTGTTTCTTCCAATTTTTAAAAAACTCAAGTGTGTTAATCCACTCTACAAATTCAATAATCATACTAGCTACTGTGTCATTTAAATTTCTAGTTGGTATTCTATCGTCGAACTCCTTTTGTATTTGTAATAACTCTTGTAACTGATCAATTGTTAATGTGTTAGTCATTTTCCTGCTCCTCCTCATATTTATAGACCACTTGACTCGTCATAATCCCTACTGCTTCATCAAGATAAATATCTTCTTTGAGTGCATCTTGCATAGCATTAGGTAAACCCTCAAGTATTTCATCAAACGCTTGCGCTTTCTTATACACGTCCTCAATCTCTTTTAGCAATCCCTCTGTGTCATTACCGTTATATGCACTAGCGCTGATAACTGATTGTTCGATTTGTTCGCGGTTATTCATTAGTGTCATCCTCCATAAAAATTTTATTGTTTAATTTCATTCCAAATTTAACTCTTTCATCATCGTTGCCGAATTCGTTTATTAAATCTTTTTCAACACTCTTGCAATACCTATCCCATGCGCTCGCTTTCTTCTCCAGATCTTTGTTGCGCTCTCTTAACTTAGCTATATCTCCAATAAGCTCATCACGTTGCTTCTTGTACTCTTCACGATCTTTTAATGCTTTGTGAAGTTTATCTAATAACTTGTTAAAGTTAGTACAAAGATTTTTATATTGTTCATCTGATAAGGTGAACGTCATCTCATAACCTCCAATAGCATCTCATTTTCAAAAATATTTCCAACAATTTCAATAATATCGTCATTTTCACTTAGTAATTCAGTTACATTGCTAAAAGTTATATAAAAGGCTCCTTCTTTAAACTCGATAAAACTTACTTCTCTCGAATAACAATCTTGAACAATATCCCCTTCATAAATCTCCACACCGTGCACATCTTTAAATCCTGTGTATTGTAATAGTTTTACTTCATTGAAACTTTTATAACCTGTTGAAATCAAAATGTACCCACTATTAAAATCGATTTCGTCAATAATACTCATAACTTTTTTATCTTTATCCCAAGCTTTAAATTTCAACATCATTCTACCAACTCCCCATCTTTCCAAATCAATGTCATCGTCATGTCATCGTTTAAGATATAGAATGCTTTAGTAGGAAAAATATTGTCGTCTTCAAAACGTTCGTTCAAACTGATACCTTTGTGTAATGCGGATTTATAGACTCCTTCTTGAATCTCATATACCTCTAACAACCTATCAAACTTAGTCTCTTCCGTTACTTCTTTTTCAATATCAACTATGAAGGGGATATCAATTGGAATAAAACTTGACGTCGAACACTTATTTGTATTTGGATGAAAACGAACGAATCCATCACTAAATCCTGTTGAAAAAAATATTTTTCCTTGTGATAGATCCGGATTTTCTCGCGCCCATTTAATTAATTCATCTAATCTCATTTCTTTTTTAACTTTGATTTTCATTTTTATATCTCCTCTTGAATAGTAAATTTATCGTTAATTGATACGTATCCAGCCACATTACATAAGATGCTATCAACATCAAAAGTCACACAACAGTTGCGTTCAACATCATTTGAATAGAATCTTTTGTTTCCTGATAACTTGGGGTTATCCCAAGCCCATTGGATAAGTTCAGGTAAATTCACTTCTTTTTCAACTTTGCCTTTCATTATTTCCATCTCCTCTAAAATAAAGTTAGTTGCTTCTGTTCCTCGTATTCCAAACCATGTTGCTTTATATATGTTTCAAGCTCTTCCGCTGTATCAAATGTCTTTTTCACACCTTGCCAACCTGGCACGATATGACCGTGAAAGTAATAAGTGCCATTTACTACATGGATATGTGCCACTCGTTCGTTATCCTGATACAGATATCTCTTAGAGCCGAAAAAATGTTTTAAGTATTCTTTACGTCCGCTATCTGTCATGGTCATCACTCCCACAAGTCAAATACTCTATCGACGTAAAACTTCGCCTTTGCTAAATCCTCATGACCATTCTTTAACGGTGCTCTAGACAAGTATTTAATTGCATTACCTATTGCGAATGCTAATTGTGGTGGGTACTGTGCCGTAACTTGTTCAATAAAATCTATAATTTCAATGTCGCCGTATGTGTAATGCGCAGGTTGCTTAACGTTGTCTTGCGTTTTGTTCATATCTACTTTTCTGTTACTGATTATGCTCATTATACTTCCTGCCACTTCTTGAACATTTGGTTATAAGTGACATCGAACCAGTACGGATCACGTGAATGTTTTTGAGGTACATTAAACAAATGTGGCTTCTTTCTTCTTAGCTCAGCTTCTTTCTTTCGCTGTCTTTCCAATTTACGTTCTTTGCTCTCTCGCTCCATGATTTTGGATAACACAATTTCTTTATACTCAGCTAAGCGCATACCATAAGGTGCATGTAAGGCTTCTAACAACGCCCAGCCACCTCGTACTCTTTTTGCAACCATTCCTGGAGTTAACCCGTTCTTTTTTATCAATTCATTTTCATGTTCGGTAAATTTATATGGTTTACCATTAATCTTTACGATACTCATTCATTCCACCTCTGCATTTATCCTGTGTTAAAATTTTTAAATCTCATGTTTTTTACTCCGGATGTTATTTATCCTAAAAAGTATTAGCGCGTCTTTTTGGTCGCTTTTCGCCCTATATTCATGAGCACTAATGACCAAAAGCTCTTTTTGCTCTCTCAGATAATTCTTGTCGTCGCTCTTCAGACATTAATTTTCTAAATCCTATTGCGCTTTTAGGTAGTTTTGACCTAACTAATACCGCAGTCCCAGATTCTAATTACTCCAATACCTCTACATCGTCACCATACAACTTTGTCATTCTAGTAATATGTGTTGGCACCGATGAGTAAGCAATCCATTCTTGGTTTTCGTAATCATAGTTCAATGTCGTTTCGCGGTCTTCTTTTGAATAACCGTCACTTACAGTTTTTGTTTCTTTGGTAATTCTTGCCATTTATTCCACCTCTACATTTATATTTCTAATTTTTAAATTGTCATACTCTAGTAATGCATTCGGGTTGTTATATAAGTAATCTGCCAGCGTTTCTTTTTCTTTATCCACATCATCGAAATGCTGATATTCAACTTCTGTAGGTATCCTTATATCAATCGTTGCGTTTATATATGCTTGTTGTTGCATTAGATCACTTCATTTCTCTTTTGCGTTCTCGTCTTGCTTTAATTAATTCCTCGTAAGTAATCCATGTTTTGCCTGTGTACTTAGGTGCTTTACATATCCAATTGAGTTTTATGTTTCTGTATTTATGTCTGAAAATCTTAGCTTTAAGTTTTGCTACTTCGGTTGGCATACCTTTAATGTCGATAACTTCAATCAGTTTGTCATCGAGATATAACGCGAAGTCTGCAATATATTCAATCTTTCGTTGTTTATCTAGTTTTGGTAATAATTCGAATTTCGGTTGTATTTCGATATGATCATAATTAGTGCCATTCATATTACTTTCTAAATATTGGTAATATTCACACTCTACTTTGCTATCAAATACAATTCCTTTGTACTCAACTTTCTTAGCATTGTATTTACTCATTGCGCCACCTCTAAATATCAAATATCGTTGCTTGTAAACCTAGCTCTTGCTCATATAGAAGTCCGTGAGCGCCTTTAAATCGTTTTAGGTCACTATCAGTCATAATTTTCTTTTCGTCGCTGAAATGGGCTCCTGTGAGCGAATAAACTTCATTCTCGTTATCTTCATGTTTGATGACCTTAATATCTTCCGTGCCATCTTCTCGGTATAAGTAATATTTTTCTTTCGGCATTTTTAACACTCCTTAATATTCGACGATTGCGGGTCTTTCTTCTTTTTCTTTCAACTTATCATCAATAAGTTTTTTAAGTTTCTCTTGGTCTCCGTTTGCAAAATCAATCATCTTTTGAGCATATACATCTCTACAATGTAATATTTCTTTTATATTTTGTTTTGTGATTACCACGCATCTCGCTCCCTGAAATCGTCTCCGATTACTCTTACTTTTCTTGCTCTTTTTTTCATTCTCGAATTTATACGTTGCCAGTTCATATTTTGATTTAGTTCTTTATCACTAAAGTTAGTTGTAAAGATGTTGTTTTTACCTACTCTGTTATCAACAATGCTGAAAAGTTTATTTATAGTGTGTTCTGTGTTTTCTACACCCATATCATCTAGTACAAGTAAATCAATCTCACTAAGTAATTTGACTAGTTCGTCTGTAGTCTCTACTGCATTTTTGTTGTATGTCGCTTTGATACGATCCATCAACATTGGTATATGCATAAAAGCAACTGTATGCCCTTTAGCTTTAACTGCTTTTGCGATAGCGTATGCTAGGTGGCTTTTACCAGTTCCATATGAACCTTGCAATATTAATGATTTTGGTTCTTTTGTAGAGAAGCCTTGTACGTACTCTATTGCTGTTTGCTTAGCTTGTACTTGTTTTTCATTTTGTGGCTTGTAGTTTTTGACTGTTGCATCTCTTAAAGACGGATTAACGTTTGATTGATTGAATATGTTGTTTATCTTCCGTTGCTTGTTTCGCTTATATTCCTCATAGATTTCACATTTGCAACCGTCTTTATACTCGTAACCATTCGGGTGTTTTTTAGTAGGAGCAAACTTATATAAGTCGTATTCACTTCCACATCTCTCACATTTCAATCCTTTTTCGACATGAGTAGGTTGATATTTTTTCAAGCTTTCGTTTATCTTTTCGCTGAATAGTGGTTTCATAATATTCCCCTAATCCCAATAACTTTCGTCGTACTTCATGCGTTCCAATTGATCTATGCCAGTTGGTTGCGCTTTTTGATTGAGGTACCCCTCAAATTTATTGCCAAAAAGTGTTTCTGGTCTAAGGTATTTATCGCTATCCGTGTTTAGCCACTCAGCTGTTTTGATATCAATCACCTTTTTAAAATCCTCCAACCTAAAATCTTGATTCCATCTTGCTTTAATAAAATCTTTTGATTTAGCTGTATTGTGTTTAAAATGCTTTCCTGTTTTTTTGTTTAAGTATTCGATAATTTCTTTATAGGGAATGGAATACACAGTCGGGTTGCCCGACAATATACTTCCATCATTATTAGTATTGTTATTATTAGTTAAATCATTATTAGTACTATTATTATTAGTAGTACGCCCTTTTCGGTTTTCCGTTTTTCCGTTTTCCGAAAACCCGTTTGCCGATAATCCGTTTTCCGAAAATGGCATTTCGGTTGGTTTTTCGTAAACTAAGTATTCAAAACCTTTAAACACACCGTTTTCAGCTCTTTTTTGTATTCTGTGAACATATTTATTATCCATAAGTTCTTGAACGCCACTATTGATTGATTTTTGTCCATCATTCATATGTTTAACTACTTCTGACGTGTATATTTGCCAATTGTCAGGACGACTTAGGAAATACAATAATATCCCTTTAGCTTTAGCACTTAAATTACTATCGAACACAAAAGATTTATGCACAGTTACAAAATCGCCACTTTCTTTTATCGTTCTAAATGTTGCCATTTCGTTATCTCCTTTCTGGTATAATTTTATTATCGCTATTGCGTTAGATTGGGGGTGAATAATTATGGATCCTATTTTAGGTAAAGGTATTGATAAAATTATTGAAGGCGCATCAAAAGGGCCTGTAGAAACATTCTCTAAAACTTGGGAACTTGTCTTTGGGAAATTCCACCTTTATGTGGATAAAGTTATTTATCAAAGAGAAGTAGAATTTGAAAAATTCAAAGAACAATTTAAAAAAGAAATATCTTCTGTACCTGAAAATAATTTACAAGAACCACAATTTTCTCTTCTAGGTCCTGCTCTAGAAGCTTCAAAGTTTTACATTAGTGAAAAAACTTTAAGTAATATGTTCGCAAAACTAATAGCATCATCTATGGATGACAGAAAAAACTCATTAACCCACCATTCATTTGTTGAAATAATTAAACAATTATCCCCAAATGATGCTATTCTTTTAAAACATTTAAAGAATCACGAAGTACATCCTGCCGTTAAATATAGAGCGGTTTTAAACCCAAAGAATGACGGTATGAATATATCGGACACGTTAATAAAAGACTCTCCGTTAGATATAGAATCAACCGAAATTTCAATTAATAACCTAGTAAGGTTAGGGGTTTTAAATGAAACTTTTGACATGTCTTACTTAACAAAAAAAGGAATTTATAATAAGTTTTATGCTCCTCAGTTTTTAAATCACTTTAATAAGATTATAGAAAAACAAAGATTTGTTTCGGGATTAGAATTTGTTAAAAGAATGTTAAAGTCAGGACACAACCTAGAAACAATAAGTAAACTTTCTGGCATTGAATTTGAAGTATTAAAGTTACATTACAGCCCCTGGGTAATAGACATCAAAAAAGGCTCAATTAGTTTGTCCGCCTATGGTAAAGCTTTTGTAAAAACCTGTATTAACTAAACGGAGATTTTAAAATTTTCTCCACTTTTACAGCATGCATAGCATTTCTAATCTCTTCCGCCAAGATGACGATTAGGAGTGCTATTTTTATTATTCTTAGTCTATTCATTCCTTTTTCTCTCCTTTCAACATTTTATTGAGCCTCTCATCAACTTTTATCCACGAGTCATGCAAGTGATATTTATCATCAAACGACTTAACACCAATTGCATGTTGCTCGTTGTGATGTTCGCGACATAACGCTAATACATGTTTGTCGTAGTGATTCATCTTGTTTCTGTTCATGCCTCTACCTACTGCTTCGTAATGTGCTAAGTCAGCGTGAGGCTTTCCGCATATTACACAGTTGCGGTTAACAGTTGACCAGTATAAGAATGATTTATCTCGTTTCAGTAGATTACTCGTTTTGTAGCTAAGTGGTATGTCATTGTAGAACGTCCAGTCAAGCGTTGCTTCAATGATTTGACTTGCTTGTGTTCTCGTACAATTACTTAGTGAAATACGTTCATCATAGCCGTAGTAAGTCCTTACATACTCGATGAACATATGTCGCATATAGTCCATTGGTTGACCTGTATATTCTTCTATGTCTTTGACAAGCGCGAATATTTTTCGTCGTTGCTTGCCGGTAATTCGAAACGGATCTATGACGCTCACATCGACTTCCACATCAAACCCGTTATCAAGTAGTAATGTTTCTTTATTACCTAATTCAACACCCGAGATGACAACTGTTGTTGTACCGTCATCTTGAGTGATATAACTAGTAATTTTCGGCATTTATATCAACTTCTCAAATTTATATTTATTACCATGTATATCAGTAACATCTTTGTGATTATTTTTTATTTTGTCGCTAATATAACTATGACTTCTGCCTAAGAATTTTCCTGCTCTACTCATACTTATAAATTCATATTCGATACCTAAATGATTAATAAGTTTTACAGCCATATTGGTATGCATTAATCCTGTTTCAAATGCATGCCTATTATTTTCCAAGTGATTACACCATTCAAGATTTTCTACATTGTTATTTTTGGGGTTCCCGTCAATATGGTTAATACAATTTTTACCTTCTATCATTGGTATAAAGGCGAATGCCACTAATCTGTGGACTAAAAAATCTTTGCGTTTACCATTTTTCCAAAGGGTTACTCTTACATCTCGACCATTAGGTGTTTTATCTTTTAAATAACGCTGTTTCCAATGCCTCCATTTTTGATAACGGTTAGACCAAGTAACTTTATTTTTGTGAGTTCTAACTCTACCTTTACTGCTTACTTCGTATATGCCCTCGTAACCTACAACATCTTTCCATAATTCGTTCATCTAACGCCTCCTAAAAAGGAAGATCCTCTATAGAGTCTGCGTTGTTATCAAAAGGATTATTACCAGTTTGAGTTTGTCTTTGTTGATGATAATTGTTGTTTGGTTGTTGGTTGTTATTCTTCGGTTCTAAGAATTGAACACTGTCCGCTACTACTTCTGTGACAAATACACGTTGCCCGTCTTTGTTTTCATAACTGCGTGATTGTAAACGTCCATCAACGCCAGCCAATGACCCTTTGGATAAATAATTATTTACATTTTCTGCTTGTTTTCTAAAAGTTACACAGTTAATAAAGTCTGCCTCACGTTCTCCTTGAGCGTTAGTAAATGTTCTGTTAACTGCGATAGTGAAAGTGGTAACACTCACACCATTTGGCGTTGTTCTATATTCTGGATCTTTTGTTAAGCGTCCTACTAATACTGTTCTATTTAACATTATTGTTTCTCCTCACTATCCAATTGTTTTAATCCTGCATCTAATTTTTGGTGTGCTTCTGCGATTTGTTTTTGACTTAATTTATTAATGTTAGATATTTTTAGCCATCTCATCGTTTTATCGATAGTTGCATCTCGCCCTTTTTCTTGAGATAAGTTCACGAACTGATTGATACGCTCTTCTAATTCTGTAATATCGTTGTCACTTGCACTTGGTAGTTCCTCGCCGTTGTAGATATATAAGCCTAAACCGTGTAAAGCCGAAGCTTTAACAAAACATCGTTTTTGCGCTTTGTTAATATCGAAAGTTGTTGCACTACCTTTAGCAAGCGATTTATTTCTAAAGTCCAATACTGGAAGCCACTCAGTCTCTGTACTATCTTTCACAGTCACAGATACCTGTACAAAATAGCCTTCTGGTGTAGCCAAATAAGGTACAAAATAATTTTCTGTGTTAATATCTGGATGTGGAAACTCGTGTACTTTTACTGTGTAGTTTGGGTCAATCTTTTTCAGCTCTTGGTGTGCATATGACCATGCTAGATAAGTTAATCCATTTTTTTGTTCTGTATGATCATTCACGTTTTTACTGTTCAACTGTTCAAATAATGTTTGTTCAGTCATGTTCTACCTCCTCGTACTCAATAGTTTCTGTCACTGTTTTCTTGATTGCTTTGTGATAATCCATATTGATACTCGCTTCTTCCATACCGTTAAACTCCCTAGCTCTATTTCTATTTGTGGAGTAACTAATATCTGAATTGTTATCAGTTGGTTTGTTAGTTATATAAATTGGCATATCCCTATGACGAATGATATAAGTTACAGTCTGCTTCATAGCAACCTCCTACCATTTCATGACTAAGTTAATTAGTCTGTCATAATCATCTGCGTTTTCTTCAATCCATTCGTAAATAGATTGATTTAATATGTCTAATGCTGTGTATAGATCGTTCTCATTAGTTATGTTTATGCCGTCGATAAACTTATCTTCTAAATCTAAGATATTCACCAGAATGCTGTGGTCCTTCTTCTTAACTGCTAATTTAAAATCAAATCCGTCTACATTAATTACCTTCTGACATACATCGCCTATTTCGTAATACATCTTGACTTCCTCCGTTTTTCGTTTTATATTGAACGTGAATTAATTTTGCTAATCGTTTGTCTCTGTTACTTGTTGGCGCAAGTAGCAGTTTTTTTATCTTATTATCAGAGATGCTTCATAAATTGTGCCTTTTGGTTCGCCCGGCACTACTATTTGGCCGACCATTAAATATTGATGCACTCTTCTTCTGGATGATTTCTTAAGTTTTAAATTGTGTAATACTATGTCTCCAGTATGTCTATCTAAATATTCAACAAGATAATTTCTGTTCTGAGCCGACATGTAAATATGCGGGTTGTTGTACTTCTTTCTATATTCAGTGATCGTTTTAACTTCATCATCACTTAAAACAGCTTGTTCTGCCTTTCTTTCCCATTCCACACTAGGTTTAACGTATTCTTCAAACCAAGTCATTTAATCATCCACCCCATAAAAGTATTCTTTATAAAATATGAATGTCCCTATACTTGCGAATCCTGCAATTGACCACGCTGTAGTGAAGTATAGAAACGGCATGAGTACAATTGCTAAGACTGTGAAGCATAATACTGCTAATAGATAGCTTTTATAAATGTTACTCATTTTCTTTTTTCAACTCCTCCATTATTCTCTCGTCTGATAAGTCGTGATAAGGGAATTTTTTCCTAGCTAATTGGACTGGTATTCTGCCTCGTATCGCAATGTACCCTTCGTCTTCAAGCTCTTTATTCAGTTCTCTTATTATTTGTCCTGCTTTGGATTTTGAAACAGATAAAATTACCGCAAGTTCTTTAGCTTGCAAACTATTTTTCATCATATCTTTTCCTCCTTTAAAATAACTGTTGATTCTCTGGGTTATCTGCTTCGTAATTATCTGCAATAATACTTTTAGCGAAAAAGTCCAAACTGACCTTATATAGGTTGTTCATAGATTTCTTTACGTTAACCCCTTCCTCAAGTACATAAGGCACCCTAAAATCATTTATAAACAGTCCGTTTTCGTCTAAAGTAACGGTTGGTAATTCAGGTTTGTTCCGTCTATAAACTTCTCCTAGTGTAGGTTTTTGCTTTTCAGCTTGTTTAGTGAAGTCGGAAAATGCCTTAAGTAGTTTTATTCCTGAATCAGGATCACTGTGTCGCTCAATCGTTTCTGCTGTAGACTCTTTACTAAAATCATTCCGATTGATTACAGGCTTTCTCGTATTTCGTTCAATCTTCCAAACCTTCCACGTCACAACTGCCATTGTGGTGAGGAGGGTTGTTTTGTATAGTGCGTTCATTTGTAATTCCTCCTATTAAGTTGTTTGTTCAATTGTGTGTTATTCTTCTTCGTCTAAATCAAAGTGCTGTTCGATTTGGTCAATTGCCCACTCAATCATTGATTCAAGGTGTTTCTCTCTGTCGACTTCGTAAGTGTGCTCAATCTCGCCTGCATATGTCACAGTAAGAGTATCTTTGTGTGTGTATGTTTGACTTTTGTTTTCTTTAACTGCATAAAGTGTTAATACTATATTGTTTAGCTTTTCTTTTTGTTCTGGTGTCATTTACGCTCCCCCTAAATTAGCTTCATAACCGAATTCAGTCATGATTTCATGTATTTTCAATCTGCCTTTTTGTGTCCATCTAGTTTGTAAAACTGTGTCTTCTCTGCCATCAGAACGCACAATTGTTATAGTGTCTGAATCTGTGTAACTCTTGCCCATGTGTTCTGAGTAAAGCACCCACTGTTTATTTACTTTTCGTTGTAGTCTAGCTTCGTGTAGTAGTTTGTTTAACTTTTGTGCTGATATACCGTAGTCTGCCGCGATTTGAGTTGTGGCTAATGTGCCAGTTGACTTTAAGATTTCATCTACATAGTCTGCTTTGGGTTTTAGTTCTCCGATTTCTTGTTGTAAAAGTAAGTTTTGCTCTTTTTCTTTCTTATACTCAGTCAACACTGTAATGATGTAGTCTGGATCTTTTAATGTTTGTTCAATTACATTGTCTGTTGCGTATATACCGTGTTTTCGAATAGCTGGTAGGACATCTGATGTTACCCATCGTTTGAATTTCCGAGCGGTTTCTCTAATGTTTTCGTTTTTACTTTGTTTAGAAGCATCGAAGATTAAACTGTATAATCCTGATTCGTTGATAATGATCATATTTCTGTTTTGACCTGATGCACTAAATTGGTGCGTCAGCTTGTCCTCGCTATCAACATGATTTCTGATGGCATTGTCTGTCCTTGCATACCCTAAAATCTCAGCAATATCTTTTCCTACAAAATAAGGTTCGTTTTCAATTTCCACTGTTCTTACTGGTAGCTCTTTAAAATTAAATGTTTGTAATGCTTGCATCGTTCATTCCTCCTTTTAAGACATTTGTTTCCCTTCGACTAAAACGTATTTAAAATACGATTCATCTTTTAAAAAAATAATCTCATCAATAGAGATATTTAATGTTTTGGCAATTCTAAAAGCATCTCTAGGTTTAATCATTTCTGGGTTATTTTCCCAAATGTTATAAGTAGATGGTGAAATGCCAAGTTTTTCAGCAAAAGACGACTGGGTATAACCTTTTCGTTTTCGCCATTCATCTAATTTCAGACTTTGTTTGATGTAGTTCATTTTTTAACCTCCTTGTTAAGTTCTGACTAAAGTATATCGTAATTTAAATACGATTTCAAGTGTTTTTCGTAATTATTTTAGAATTTTACGTATTTTTATTTTCGTAAATCGTATTTTAAGGGTTGCAATTACGATTTTTCATAGTATAATAAAAGTGTAAAAAACATTATATATAAGGAAGGAAAACAAAATGGCTTTCAAAAATTCCATAAAAGAAATCAGATTGAACAATAGATTGTCTAAAGTTGAGATGGCTAGAAAATTAGATGTTTCCGAAGGTACTATAAGAATGTGGGAAAGCGGAAGAACTGAACCTAGAATGGGTATGGTCGAAAAAATTTCAAGTTTGTTCAATGTTTCTAAAGGTTATCTCTTAGGAGAAATTGAAGAAATTGTTTTACCCGAATTTGATAGCGAAATCGAGGTTCCATATTTCGGTAAAGTTTCTGCTGGAAATTTCGAAGAAGTTGCAATTGAAAATGAAAAATTAAAAGTTCCACCATTTGCTTTTAACGGTCGTAAACCTAGCGAATGTATAGCACTAAAAATAAACGGAGATAGCATGAATAAAATACTCGCTAACGGTTCTTATATAATTGTCCATGATTATAGAAAGTCTTGTGATCATAAACTTAACAGCAACGACATCCTTGTATTGCGTCTAGGTGGTGAATATACAGTTAAACGTGTGAGACGTACTGAAACAAAACTACATTTAGACCCAGTAAGCTATTCAGATGAATTTAAAACTAATTCTTACGATTTAGATTCTATTGATGAAATCGAAGTGATAGGCAAAGTTATTTATAACTATCGAATTTTTGATTAATAGCGTCTATGTGGCGCTTTAATATAAACCAAATGAAGGAGAAATTGAAAATGGCAGGAGATAAATTAACTTTTAAAGAAATTCTAACAGAAACAAAAATGTTTAGTAAGTTAAGCAATAGAAAGATTGACATGTATAAAAAAATGACAACAGATGAAAAAAGAAAGATATTAAATGATTTTAAAGAAGGAAAAGAACTTGATATCCAACTTTATAAATCTGAAAATTTTAAAAACACTAACGAAGAATACGAATCAAAATCAGCTAAAAGTTTAAACGGACAAGGTATTAAAGAAGCTACCGACGTTACGACTTACGCATATCAAAAGCAAAATATTAACCCTACACTATTGAAAGTCTACAACGGTTTAGGTACATTCACAACAAACGTAGATAAACAAGCTAAATTCGTATTCTACGATACGCAATTAAAACAAAACTTTGTCTCTATAGCTCAACGAGACGAACTAATAAAGCAAAATAATAGAATTATCGAGCAAAACAACGAAGTCATAGATTTATTAAAACAAATAGCAAATAAAGGAGTGTAAAACATGAAAAGATTATTATATTTAATTTTAGCTAGCGCGTTAGTATTAGGTGCATGTGGTAGCAACGACGGCGATAAGAAAGAGGAAAGCAAGAAAGCGGAAACAAAGAAAGAGAACAAAGACAAAAAGAAAGAAACTAAAGACAAAGCAGAAGTGAAAAAAGAAAATGCTAATCAAAACGATAACAATAATCAAGTAAACAACGATAACAACACAAATGTTAATGATCATCAACAAACTAATAACGCACCTAAACAAAATCAAACACAAAATAATCCCACTTCTAATAAAAACAACAATGCACCAGTGAAAGATGAGTTTTCAAGTGACACATCTTATAACGCTTATCAAGAAGCTAAAAGAGCAACAGAAGAAAACAAACGTCAGAATGGTGGCCATACTGCCGGTATAGGTGGTTCATGGGCAGTACAAGACGGACAAGACTATAATTCATGGAAGAAAGCACAAAATGATTTCGACAATTTCAAACGTCAAAATAGCGAAGTGATTCAACAATAAAATTTCGGGTAGCCCGCCTACCCTTATTATTTTTTTGCCAATTTTGAGGAGGGAGAAGCAAAATGCCAGTATATAAGGATGATAATACAGGTAAATGGTATTTTTCTATTAGATATAAAGATGTATACGGTAATAACAAACGTAAGATGCAACGCGGTTTTTCAACTAAGCGTGAAGCTAAGAGAGCAGAGGCTATTTTTTTGAATGACGTAAACGAAGGATATAGCGATTCAAAAACTTTTGATTATGTTTTTCATCACTATTTAGAAAATAGCGATTTGAGACCTAAAACAAAACGACGCAAGCAAAATGAATATCATAAACACTTTAAAGCTAAGTTTGGGCACATAAAAATGAATAAGATAACACAAAATCAATGCCAAGAGTTTCGTAAATATCTAATAGAGAATGTAGCGTCAACAAATTCTGCTCGTACAATTTGGTCAGGTTTTAAAGTTGTAATTAATTATGCTAAAAAATACTTTGGATTACGTACAGATCCAACAATATCAATTAAACCTATTCCGCGTGTAAAGCCAAAACCTAAGTTTATGATGCGTGAAGAATTTGAAGAAAGAATCAAAGATATTGAAGAGCAAGATTACAGAGAGTTATTTACATTAATGTTTTATACAGGTTTGAGGATTGGCGAAGCTATGGCGCTTGTTTGGACAGACTACAATAAATACAAAAAAGAGATATCCATAAATAAAACAATGGACATCTCTAATAGAACTATATATCCAAGACCAAAAACAGATAGTTCAGAGGATATTGTTCCTTTACCTAAATTCATCAATACAATGTTAACTGAACGACACCAACGTGAAAAAGAGTTAAACAAATATTTTGATGAACGTAGTTATTTTATTTTCGGAGGAATGGCTCCCAAACATTATAGTCATGTTCAAAAGAAATTCCAAAAAGCTTTCCCCCATTATAACATTCACGCGTTAAGACATTCTTATGCATCTTATCTTGCAAATAATGGTGTAGATATTTTCGTTTTACAGTCACTCATGAGACATGCTCAAATCACTGAAACGATGGGCACTTACAGCCATTTATATACTCAGAAAAAACACGATGCAATAGCCATTTTTGACAAGTAA